TGCTTGAACCATACCAGAGCCTGCGCCAAAATAATGCTCATAACCTTGTTCATCCCAATACCCATACCAATAAGGATATTGAAGATAGTTTATATCAGCTCCTAATGGAGAGGTAATATCATTAAGTCTTGAAGGCACTGTATCTCTATAGGTAGTTAATTGCTCATTAACTCTTAGGGTAGCTAACTCCCCAACAGAATTAAATATACCAACTCTTACCCATTGTAAATAATCATCTGGTAAACTAACTGTTTTGTTTGCGTTTACCTCAAGTAAATCCATTTTAGGGCTCCAAGAAACATCCATACCAATTTCTTGCAATCCTCTAAATGCAAGCACCCAAAGTCTTCTAAACTCCTTAGAAGTTAATTTAGCCTCATCAATGTAATAATTTACTACATCTCTAAGCTTGATATATTTTTGTATTTGATTATCCATAATTATTATTCTTCAACGGTATCAGTAATATGGTCAGCCTTAATATTCTTTCTTGACATTATTTTTTGCATCATCAAATCAAACACCATACCAATAGCATCTGGTGGAACATTGATTGCTGCATCTAAATTAGATGTTACATGGGTTGCCATTCTTACACTTACTTGAGAACCCGTAGGCAAATTTGTCTTAACGCATAAATATAAAGTAGAACCCTCTATCCAATAAAAAGCAGCACCTGGAGGTGTAGCCATATTTCTAAAGTAATCTACCTCATTAGCAGATACATATAATATTGGTTTACTCTGACCCTTAGTACCAGAAAAAAAACAGGAATTAACTCCACTATTTTCAGGAAGCCCAAATGGTACATGAGGTAAGCTAGCATAATAATATCCCGTATCGGCATCTTTTGTAAATGATGTTAGTTTATAAGTTGTAATGTATCCTTCTGGAATCATTCTAATTCCAGTAATAGCATAGGCATCGTTAGCTTGTTTAGTAGCAACCTGCGCCACAGCATCATTAAGATGCAATAACATTTCGTTATCCGTAAGTACAGAAGCGTCATCAGGGTAATCATTGTAATAGGCCCTTCTAACCCTATCAATCATATTATTGCTTGTTACTATCATTTTTATTCTCCTTTAGCTATTACTGATTCTCCAAATTGAGTTAATGTTGGTTCCTTTAAACTTACACCTATAATCTTAGCTGCACGAGCTACAATCTCATCTATGTCATTATTATACCATAATGGGTCAACACTTCCTGTAGGATTGTATACTGCTCTACCACTTCCATCAGTAGTATAATTCCATACAACATCAGTAGGTATTGTTAAATATTTTAAGGTAACAGTTGACAAAGTTGTTGGGTATACTCTCCAATTTGTAGATTGCTCTACATAAAAAGCATTAGCCTCATCTATTGGGTCAATAGAGTCTTGTATACGTTCAGCAAATCTATTCTCCTCAATTCTATAAACTCTGTAATTATTAGGTGTATACATTGCCAATAACTTATTAAATCCATTAGGCTTAGTAACCAATCCGTTTGTAATACTAGCTGATGTTGAAGACTCAAATGGCATTAATCTAGATACCACATTATCAGTCATTGAAAGACCTATTCTAGGAACTGGTCTACCATATTGGTATTGTTCTATACGACCTACTAAAAGGTCATAATAATTCCTCTGAGCTGTGTTAAAAGCAAATTGAAAATCTGTAGGGCTTAAACTTCCTAGCTGATTCTTTCTAACAATAAACTTAAGTATGGAATAGCATTGGTCTACAGTCATTATACTATTTTGTACAAATATAATAAAAAAACCCCGTAGTGGAAACTACAGGGTGTTTAACCTAAAAAACTATTATGAAAACATGAGAACTATAATTGCATCTTTAAGGTGCTTACAAAACCTGATCCTTCATCTGTAGAAGCAAATTCAGTTAAGGCATCTAAGGCTGTTGCGTTAGCAGGAAGCTCGGTAATTAACTGCTTAGTTGTTACCCAATGAGCTTGATTTTTAACTAATCCTGTTGTAAGAATACTCTTCTCAAGACCCTTCTCAATTAAGTATCTTAATTTAAGTTTAGGGTTGTTAGCCATCAATAAGAACTTCTCAGGATTTTCTAAAGCCTTAGCCTTGTAATCTTCTCTGATTGCGTCCATATCTCTATCTTCTCCTGTTGATGCATGTCTGAAAGGGATGCCTAAGAATTTTGCGTGTGGTATCATATCATCCTCAGAAGCTGAACGAGCTAGGTCATATGCTCTATCTTTCTTTTTACCTAACTCTACAATGTTATCATCTGTGTTTCCAAAGTCTAATAACTTGTAGATGTTCTTTGTCATCTTAAACTTATTAGTATTTTGCTCGCATTGGTTAGTCAATAAAAGGTACTGATACTTAGTTTTGTTCCAAGAATCAACCTTTAAATATCCTTGCTCAAATGTAAGTAAGTTTGTTTGCTTGTTTAAAACACTATCAGCTAATGGTGCTTTCTCTTCTTGCTCATCAACAAATATTGTTTTTGCTCCATCTATATATCTAATCTCTCTTGGTTGGAAATCAGGCTCTTCCTCAGTACCATAGTTCCATAAAATAGTATCCTGATTAGGAATAGTAAATACAGCAGGGAATGGAGATGCTGCTGCATGTGCCTTAGGATGTTCTTCAACCAATCTGAAGATGTAAAGGTCTGGTTCTTTTTTCGCCTTCTTTACCACAGTCTTTTTGGTAGTCGGCGTACCTATAGTTGGTACACTTGCCAACTCAGTTGCTTTTGCCATAATTTAATTTTTAACAAAGTTATATAATATAACATACATAACAACAAAAATGCCAAAGTTTTTTTTTAAATCATAATGTCCCTTTTGCGACACTTTGTGCGACACTATTGTGCATTTTATGACACATTATGCATATCTAGTTGTGCATTTTATAACACATTATTATAATTTAAGTACAACAACATATTATAATTGTAATACAATTTGCATGAAATTTTCTAAAAATTCATGCAGATTTTGTTCATTAAAACTTCATGTTCACAAACAGTAAACGTTCACGTAAACGTGAACAAAAAAGCCCCCCATTTCTGGAGGGCTCTGTTATTCAATCGTTTAAGATTAAACTCCTTGGAAGATTGCGTACTGATTAGCAGCGAAAGTTCTTACTCCCGGGAATGACAACATGCTAATGGTCTTTTGAGCATCTGTAGTTTTGTTGCTAGGAGCTAACATACCTGTTTCAGTAGTCAAGACTCTTTGTCCATTAACCTCTTGGAATACGATTTGGAATGAAGGGAATTGCTTACCTGTCTTCGCATCGCTATTAATCTTTTGAGGAATTAACACACCATAGTTTCTCTTTTCTGGTACAGCTGAACCTGGGTTGAAATTGTACACAGCTTCTGGAGAGAACATGTTGTTCAAGTAGAAGTGGAAAGTGAAACCATCAATTGAGAAAGAGTTGAAACCATAAGAAACAGCAGCCTCTTCGTTTCCACCAACTGAAGCGTAACGGATAGCACCATTGTTATAAGTACCAAATAATAAGTCGTTAACCGCTTGTCTTTGGTAGATATCTTGTAAGAAATGGTATTCACCTGGAGAACCGTAGAAGTTCAATGTACGAGTCAATGTATGGATGTTTGCTAAAGTAGGACCGCTTGAAGCAGTGTACTGAATAGTAGAACCACCAGCAGCAACACGAGGAATAACTCCCAATGTACCTACAGAACCACCATAAGAACCTAAGTTATCAATTGTAACACCCTCCATGATTTTGAAGAAAGCGTTGTTCATGTAACGGCGGTTCATATCGTCCATTGCAAGGTAGTAGTAGTAGTGTTGTCCATTACCAAAATCAACCTCGTTCTTTTCAATATCAGCACGGTCAGTAATTGTAAAGTCATCTCTGTGCTCAGTAGTTGTGTTGGTAATCTTATCCAAGATTGGAGCGATACCATTCAACTTGCTTGATTGCTCTCCAATGTTTACAGCACCTCTTAATAATAAGAAATCAGTAGTTAATAAGTTAGCAGAACCTGCAGATACAAAAGCATCAGTAGAACGTACTGGTTGGATTGTAGCAGTAGCTGGGTAAGATGAGTTACTTACAGCAGTTACTTGACCTTCAATACCAGAAGTCATAATACGAACAACCTCACCTACTCTCAAAGGAATAGTAGAGTTGTAGTAGTAAGGTTCATTTGCGTAAGTAGAACCAGCAGAGCTACCAATAGTTACTGTTACAGCAGCACCAGCAGATGGTCCAGTTACTTGAGCTTTAACACCCACTACAGAGTGTAAGCTTCTTTTTTCATAATGGTAAAACTGACGATTGTCTGTTTTAGCTTCCATTACTGAGTTTCCTAATGCCATTTGTACTAAGGCATAGTTTTCGTTACCATAAATTCTTACCAAATTCTTTTCAAAAGAACGGTCAAAAATGTTAAGGTTGTTAAGCAAGGTACGATTCACCGCTGATGTTGCGATACCACCCTGCGCGTAAGTAGGCAAAGTATTAGCCATATTTGTTTAGTTTTAAATTTTTAATACATGTTTTGTTGTCTGTGCCCGTTGAAAAGTTTATCTAATAAGGTAGACTCCTCAGCTGCAGCACTAGGTCTATAAGTTCCTTGTTGCTCAACGTCTGTGGTAATGTTCTTTCTTTGTTTCAACATTTCAATTCTTGTTTGATTAGCCGTTTGACTAATTACAGATTGAATTATCTTCTCAAAGTTATCAGCAATATACAAGTCTTTTAAAAGCTTTTCAGATTGGTACTTACCATCTTGGTAGTATCTTTCTGCATAATAATCCTGTAAGCTTTCAGCCGCTTTACGATAGTCTGAAATTTCCTGCGCAGGGATTTCAAACTTACCATTGATTGTAAGACTTGCTTTGTCGTCCTTCCAATTAAATGGAAGAGCGCCTACACGAGACTCAACACCATCTAAACTCTCCAGAAATTTCTGCCTTTCTTCTTGGGCTTCAATATCTACTTGAGGTTCAAACTCTTGTTCAGTCCTAGTGTATTGCGGAAATTTAATTTCCTCAGACATCTTGTCAAAAAACTCTCTTGCCTCAGATACATCATTTTTGATTTTCTGTGACAATTTTTTTTGTTCTCTTTTGAGTTTGGAATCGTCAAACGCAAACTCATCTATAGAATATTTTTCTTCGTACTCAGCCTGTACATCATCGTTGTCAAACTCTGGGTTTTGAAACTTGATATAAGACTTTAATACGTCTTCATCTGGTTTATCTTTAATCTCATCAGCTACCTTTTTATTATAAAGGATATCTGCTACCTCATTAATTCTACCCTCAGCTATAAGATTATATAATGCCTCAGAGGTTTCATTTTCAAATTTAACTTGTTGAGTTGCTTGAGCTGCTAAGGCTTCTTGCAATTCTTCCCAAGATGAAAACTGACCATCTGTTCTTTGTTTTATAAAATCATCCTCATCTAGAACTTCCTCAGCATTAGGGTCTGGTTGCTCTTCCTCAAACTCTTGTGAAGAAGTTGGTTGAGCTTCCTCAATCTCCTGTAACTGTTCAGCTGATAAACTTCTAGCAAACTCTTGAAGAGGGTCTAACTCTTCTGTAGTTTCTACTGGAGTAATTGTTTGTTCAGCAGGAACAGCCTCGGCAGTTGGTACTGCTGCTTGTTCTTGACTTGGTTGTTCTGTTAAAGAGCTGCTTGCTTGTTGTTCAGCAGCATATTGCTGCATGAAATCTGTGTTTTCCATATTTATTTTTGTTTAAAGGGATTTACTTGTCCTAAACGTATCACAAATATAATGATTTTTATATTACAAAATATTACATAAAAAAAGGGCACGGTAGAAACCGCACCCCTTTCAGCCATGAAAACACACACAAAGAAAGCTATTTTATTCTGAACCTTGTTCAGGTTGTTGTTCTTGTTGTTGCTGAGCTTGTTGTTGAGCCATTTGTTCTTGTTGTTTTTGTTGCATCTTTTCTTGTACAGCCTCTCCTAAAATAGAATCAACCATTTGTTTAATATCATCAGGCAATGGTTGTCCCGTTTTTAAAGATTCCATATACATAGTAGTTGCAAACTTAATCAACTCTATATCCTTATCAGATTCTCCTTTGCTCTTATTGATGCCCATTTTGCCTTGAGATTCTAATTGAATCAATTGAGCATCTTGTTGCATCTTCATTTGAGCTGATTGTTGTTGTATCTGAGCATTCATCTGACTATTTTTTTGAGCAGCCTCCTCAGCATCTTTCTTAGCCCTCTTCATACTTTTAGCTAAATACAACTCAGCTAATTTAACATCCTCAATATTCTTAATCTTAAATACCTGCTCATAGGTAATAGCTCCTGATTGTAAAGCCTGCATCATAAGGTTATTTAATTCAGCCTTTTGTTTATCATCAGGCATCATATCAACCTTAATATCAAAGGTCATATCTAAAAGGCTTAAATCATAACCTTCCATTTCCTTATACTTAGTAGCCTTGAATACAACGCTATCCCATAACATCATAGCAACCTTCTCAGATGTTTCTTCAACCAAGGTAGAGAACCCATCATAAATATATTCTGTTGCTGAGTTAGATGCTTGGATTTGGCTTTGCATTACACCAAGACCAGTCTTAACAGGAACGCTAGAACCATCTCTATATTCAGATATACCCATCTCCTCTCTTAATCTATCTAACTCAAAGTTGTATTGCCCAATCAGCATATTTAACTGAGCAACATTACCATTATTTGGAAGCTGCTGGATAGGAAAAGCCTTTGGACTACCATCGTCATTTTTAGAACTCCAAAATACACGTCCTGTTTGGTCATAAATTTTCATTAATTTAAGTGGCTCAATACTATTACCTGTTCCTAAATCCACATCAGAGAATCCCTCAATGTCTACCGCAAATCCATCTGGTTTCATTAAGGCAATTAATTGTTGCATTTTTAATCTAATAACCAACATCTGTCTAATAGGCCCCATAGCCTTCTCAATCATAGATGGTATTAAGGAACCATTTGCATTAGGACATATAACAGAATAACTGAACATAGCATCTACTCCGTTGTTGTAAGGTCTAATAGTATTTGTAGTAAGATTCCATTCCAACATTGTATCGGTATCACATACCCATACTCCATGATAGATGTTCATTATCTTTGATTCAATAACCTCTCCCGCTAATTCTTGTCCTGCCGGAGCTACTGGCTTTCCTTGCTTAGGAATAGCAAGTACATTGCCATATTTGTTTTCTGTCTTAACAGTATATTCTACATCAGTAGTTTTTACTTCAAAGTCAAAAACCAATAACGAATAGTCGTCATAGGGCCTAATTTCTGTATACTTGTATGAGTCTCTCCAGTAAAGATTCTCAGACCTTTTAAGTTCACGAGAAGCTTTCTGAGCCAATTTAAAAATTGTTTCCTCATCTAAATTGTATTTTTTTCTGATTACTGAAATCTTCATTGGCTTAACCTCTCCAATGTATCCTAGGTCTCTACCATTGTCTGTTTCAAATACATTGTAAATTAAGTTCTCTGGCTTAACTCTTTTGATTCTAATGTTACCATTAGCATCCTTATATACCTTAGTAGATGCAAAGTTTACATCTACCAAATCTCTTATTAAGGTTCTTTTTAAAACACTATAATCATTATCATCAAGTATTTTCTTGATTCTTGTTTCAAATAATATCTCCTCAGGAAGTCTATATTCTAAATCAAAGTATAATGCCAAATCATCCTCGTCTTCTGGCATAAACTTTTGAGATTCAATTTGTTGTCCTATCTGTTCTTCTAAGGCTTGGATTTGTTCTTTGTTTTTCATTCTGAACATAGCCTCTTGCTTCTCCATTTCTTTAATAGAAAAGCTCATGTCATCAGTAGCCTTTACAATAGGCTTCTCTCTTCTTGACATAAAAGAACCTAAAAGAATTTCAACAAACTTAGGAGCAATCTTAATGGTGCTCCAATCCAAATTAATATATGTTTGATTACCCTCTACTCTAAGCAAGTCCATGAATTCCTTCATGTTGTTTGTACCCATGGAAAACTCACGATTGGCTTTCCATATTCTATATCTACGCCCATAGAACCCATCTGAATTTCTATCAGCTGAATTAAATATACCTTGTGCCACTTTTAAGCCATACTCTTTGCTCCTTTTTTTGGAGGGCTTATCCATGTGCATCTGTAATAGACTGTCAATACTTGAAAACATATTCTTGTGTTTCCTACAAATGTACTAAATTATTTTGAACCCCAATTGAATACAAGTTTGGTATACCATTCATCCTTAATACCTTTTACTTCCATCCAATTTAAAAGTATTTCAATCCTTTTACCTTTGTCTTTTGGCATAAGCTTAATCCCTGAATCCCAAAATGGTCTCATCATTTTATGGTAGGTAGCTCTTCTTCTTTCTATCTCCTCTGGGCTAAACTTAGTTCCATTCTCTTTCTTGGGGGCTTTTTCTTTTTTAAGCTGACTATCGTCTTGCTTAATCTTGGTCATATGCAAAAACCTGATCTTCATATTCTTCTCGTAATATTCTACGACCTCCCTACCTTTGTCAAGGATATAATAAAAGTTTCTATTATCCTTTGTAGCAAGACCTATTCTTTCTAGGAACTTAAAATCAGAATACAAATATGAATGAGGTATCCCAAGTTCCTTAAAGTCTTTTTTCATTTTAATAAGACTTGTAAACTCTCTTTCATACATATAGAATAAACACATTAACCTTTTGGTATTCACTCCATTAGGTAATGGTTTAATTAATTCATTAGATATATATCCAATGTACAACATCCACTTTCTTCTCTTAAGCTGAAAGTGCATTTGTTTAATGTAATCGTTTCTTTTACGAACTTGTGCTTCTAATACCTTAACTCTTTGTTTCAGAGGGGTTACATAGGCTTTTTCAAATTCATCGGTATTAATAAAGGCTGATATATTAATCCCGTTACTTTGACCTTTTATTTTCATTGATTAGCTGTTCTATTAGTGGTATTCCTTTTTTCTCGGCTTCCTTGGCTTCTGCCTCATCCATTTTAAGATAGTTTACCCTTAACCAATTAACTGAATCAACCATGTCCTTTAAACTTGAAGTCAGCTTTTGGAAGCGCTCAAATGTTTTGTCGTCTCCATTAAGGTCAAGGGTAATACTGTTCAATGATACTGATAACTCATTAATCTTTCTATTAAGAGCAAAAAACAAGGCATACATTCCGTCTTGCTTGTATAATAATAATTCTTCCTTTAGTGTTTCTAATTCAGACATATGGTTGCTTGTATTGGCTCTTGTTGATTAATAATATGTATAGAGAATTTATTGTGAAGTATTCCTTCGTATATATTATCTATTTCTTCTTCTGTTAGCTGATTATTTACATCTTTAATAATATGATAATGAGAGGCATCTAATGGTTCTATATCCTTTGCAAGGTCTTCAACGCCATCAGAACTTTCTCCAAACATTATAATATCATAATACTTATCAAAGAATAATACTACCCCAGAATTATCTCCAGTTTCGTAATACAAATCTTTAATAGGTTTTATTTCTATTATATAGTTTGCTGCGTTTGTAAGATTAATTACTAGAGCATTTTTCATGCCCAAATTTAATCCTTTAATTGAATACTCCAATGATGTCTTCTTTAGTTATTCTAATAGCTCTATGCTCTTTATTCTTAAAATGATAAACCATCTCATAGTCAGAATGTTTGTAACATAGAATTCTATCTCCTGGCTTTACATCCTCAAAGTCAGAGGATACTGATACCACATCAAACTCGTAGTCTTCAGTATAATTAAAGTCAGGGGTAACTAAGGTTGTATTAATTTTTTTTGGAATTCTTTTGGCAATTACATTACCATTTACAGGAGTTAACTCTCCAGTCTCCTTATCAATCTTTGCGTAGATAGTTTTGTCCCAAAATACTGAAACAATATCACACATCTCAGCATTATCTTTTTCAATAATCAAGGCTTCGTTGTCTAGGCAGTTGTGGTGTAAGATTAATAAATCTCCTAACTCAATGTTGTTAACTTCTGGGCCTACTGCAAGTACCTCACATACCACAGGGTTAATCTCACGATTGTTTTCTCCGTACTTTCTACCAATGTAGAGTCTTAAAGTTTCTCCATTTTGTAAGGCGACTTCATGCACCTCTTTTTGCTCGCGGTAGCTTTTTACCACAAGCATCTTTCTTCTTGCTTTCATGTTGTGTGTTTTATTTTTTTGTTGACTTTCCGTCTTTACCATTTCTAGCTCTGTTGGCTGATTGGCTTTCTTTTGTCAGCTTCCCAGATTTTGTATGACTCATATCCTTACCATCTCCATTTCCGTATGTACCCGCATCTCTGTTAGCCTTGTTAAGTTTAACACGATACTTCTTGCGCTCTGGTGTAGCATGGTACTTTGTGTTGTACTCATTCTTCTTTTTACGAGCCTCAGGATGAGAACGGAAATATAAAGCTGATTTAGATAGTGCCATTATTTCTTTTTTGTTTTACCTACTGATGCCATTTTGATTTCAGTCTTCTCGTAATTTTTACGAAGCTTACGACCCATTTCTCCGTAACCAGGTTTAACAATATCACTTGACTTTACTGGTACGTTGATTGTTTTTTTAGCAGGCTCCTGCTTTTTCATTTTAACTTTTGCCATATTATGATTTTTTATGTTTGTTTGCGAATGACCTTGCAGCTGCTGGTGAACTAAATCCCCATGCCTTTAATGCCAAGGCTTTTCTTGTTGGTTCTCCATTTGGTTTTTTCATTGGGCCTGCCATAGCCGCAAAGCGAGCAGCAAAAGAAACCCTACGAGGATTAGTACCTGACTTAACTGGCGCCTTTAAATGACCGCCATGAGCCTTATTATAAGATGCTCTACCTTTGGCGTTTAAACCTCCTTCTTTATTTTTACCCTCTGACCTTTGCCAAGCTTCTGACATATTATTTACCTTTTATTTTCTTTTCTTGTTTTAACATTTCCTTGGTAGGTTTCTTACCACTACCTGCAGCAGCACGGATATTATCCCAAAGACCTCTCTTTGAATAATGACCATCAGCTCTTTTAATTATTTTTACTTTTGCCACTTTGATTGGTTGTTAAGTTTATCGTTGTATTTCTTTTCAAGAGAAGCCATAGCCTCAGCTGAACGCTTAGCTAATTTCTTTTCAACTGCTGGTTGAAACTGACCTTTCTTTTCCTCTCTTAGTTTTACTTTAATCTTTGCCATACACAAATATACTATTTATATTTATTAATTATGTCCTCTAACTCTTGACGCGTCCACTTCTTGATTCGCTGATTCATGTATATAAACTCTAGTTCATTTACAGCTCTATCTCCTATCTTTTTAACAAGTCCTACCCTAT